AACTGGATGCCGATAGTTGAGTTTATGTTGCATCTCATCTTACCATGCAAGTAATGATGAAGGTTTGCGATAAGTTCAACGTCCTTATGGGAACATAGTGTATGTTGGTCGGCAAGTATGTCTAAAGGACATGAGGCCACAGTTCAATTCTGTGTGTTCCTATTTTAATAAACCGAGAATTTTGCAGGATCATGCTCTGTTACCCCCACCACACCCAAAATCGTGCTATGATTCCGGCAATCACTCTCAAAAAAGCACATGACACGATCACGAGTCTTTTTGGTCTCGGACACGCACTTTGGGCATCACGGGGTCTGTAAGTTCCTCAAGGACGACGGAACCAAACTCAGGCCCTGGGATACCATTGACGAAATGGACGAGGCAATGGTACAGTACTGGAACGAGGTGGTAACACCCAACGATAAGGTATATCATCTCGGGGATTATGTGATCAATCGAAGATCTCTACCCATTGCATCAAAACTCAATGGACGTAAGTGTCTTATTAAGGGTAATCATGATGTCTTCCGTCTAAAAGAATATGCTGATCACTTTTATGATATTCGAGGATATCATGTTCTGAACAATATGATTCTCAGTCATATTCCGGTTCATGAGTCTCAGTTAGACCGTTTTGGTGTTAATGTTCACGGTCATCTTCATGCAAAACGAGTTTTGAATACCTTTGATAATATTGATCGAAGGTACCAGTGCGTCTGTGTCGAACAGATTAACTTCAGACCCGTTTTATTGGATGAGGTTATGTCTTGGATTAAGTAGGTAATTTTCCTGCTATATAATAAGACAGAGCACGAGTCCCTGTTTCGTCCTTATGAGATGTTATCACACTCGTGCCTTCAAAAATGCGGGTATGGCGTAATAGTAGCGTGAGATTTTTCCAAATTCTAGGCAGGGGGGCAGAACCCCTTACCCGCTTTTTAACCAAGATCCCCTTGACTCAAGGGTACAGAACAGCTAAGATACATACTTGAACGCCTTGATGCCCCAACTACTCGCATCAAACGTAAAATACTCAATGTTGTTTAGTACTAAAAACAAATTCTTTATGAACTTTAATCAACTGATGCTTGCACCCGTTGCTCTGGGGATGGTTGCACCCATTGCCGCAAATGCCTCGGATCTTAATATTGCGGCCGTCAATCAATACTCCACCGCAGAACAAGTTACTAGCATTTCTCAATTTTCTGATGTAAAACCCACCGACTGGGCCTATCAGGCACTCTCTTCTCTTGTGGAACGTTATGGGTGTGTTGCCGGCTATCCTAATGGAACCTTTGGTGGTGGTAAATCCATGAGCCGCTATGAGGCCGCCGCACTTCTTAATGCCTGTCTGGATCGTGTAAGTGAAACCACCGATGAACTTCAGCATCTTCTGAAAGAATTCGGTTCCGAACTTGCCGTTATTCGAGGTCGTGTTGATAGTCTGGAAAACAAGGTTGGTGCTCTGGAGGCAACTCAATTTTCCACCACCACTAAACTTCGTGGTGAGACCAACTTTGTTCTTGGTGGTGTTCCCGGTGCTCATCTCCGCAATGGTTCTAATGTCGGAAATACCACCTTCAATTATGATCTTCGTCTGAATCTTGATACCTCCTTTAGTGGTAAGGACCTTCTTCGAGCACGTCTGCGTTCTGGTAACTTCTCTTCTCAGCCCTTTGGCTCGGCAAGTTCAATTCTGAAACTGGACAAGGCAGAAGTTTCTCAGGGTAGTGGTACTTCTACGAACGTCTGGCTTGATCGTCTTTACTATCAGACTCCGGCACTCACCAAGGGTTTGACTGTTACGGCCGGTCCTCTGGTTCGTAATACCGAAATGGCCTGGATTCCTTCTGCCTATAAGTCGGACATTCTTGATTTCTTTTCCGTTGCAGGTGCTCCGGGTGTTTATAACAAGGCAACCGGTTCTGGTTTTGGTGCTCAGTATGTTCAACCCGGTAAAAAAGGTGGTTTTGTTGCCGGCCTGAACTATGTTGCCCAGAACGGTGACAGTTCTGCTACTGGCGTCTTTAATGAGCAGGGTGCTCTGAATGTCCTGAGTCAGATTGGTTATCGTGCCCCTCAATATGGCGTTGCCTTTGGTTATCGTTATGGTACTGCCGGCACTCGTGTTCGTACCTATAACGGCGTTCTCGGTAATCCTGGAGTTCTTGCGACCAATCAGACTTCCAATGGTTATGCCGTAAATGCTTATTGGCAACCTAAAAAGTCCGGTATTACTCCTTCGGTTTCTGGTTCTTATGGTTGGAACAATGTTAACGGTCCGGTAACTCCTAGTGGTGCCACCAATACTCAGACTTGGTTTGCCGGTCTTCAGTGGAGTGATGTGTTCCGTAAGGGCAATGCTGCCGGTATTGCCTATGGCCAACCCGGAAATGCATCTGGTCTGAATAAGGACGCATCTCTGCTTGAAATCTTCTATAAGTATCAAGTGTCCGATTCCGTGAGTATTACTCCGGCAATCATCTATATTGCCAATAATCAGACCTTTAATACTTCCTCTGCTTCCAGTTGGGGTGGCGTGATCCAATCGACCTTTAAGTTCTGATAAATACGGGGAGATTCTTCTCCCCTTTTCTTTAAAATCATGACTAAACTATTAACATCACTTGCTGTTGCATCATTCTCTCTTATTCCATCTGTTGCACATGCGGGTCCAACACTGACTTATGGGTTTAAGTCTGTTGCATACAGTCAAATCACCTGTATTCAAAAAGCCGAATCCAAACTAATTCAAATTTCGGCATCCAATATTTCACGAAATAATATAATCAACATTTTTGGTGAATATCCTGATACGACTATTGGGATTATGTGTCGAAACAATGGTGAAGTTCTTGTTACGGTTTCCGGAAAAGATGCATATCTCTACCGAGATGAGATTATGAACTCCTTTTGATTATGAAAGTCTCTCTTTGGAATACTAATGATCACTGGTTCTATACCGTCTGTGATGATTCTAGACCAATTATCAAGAAAGAATCCGGTGATACCGAAACTCTTGGTGATGCACTCAAAGAAATTGAAAATCTCGTAAATAATTTTCAGGAATCATAATCTTGGATTCCTTTTCTGCCCGATGACTCAGCTGGTGACGAGACCATCCTTACAAGATGGCATTGGCGGGATCGTTCCCCGCATCGGGTATAACTAACTCCTAAATACTTTCAAAAAAGAAGTATAAGATGGAGAAGCTCTTTAAATTACTGAGTGATATTCAGGCAAATCTTTTTGTTCTGTTTCATAAGACCTGGGTTTATCACTGGAATGTGATTGGTCCGGATTTTCAACAGATTCATACGCTGTTCGGTGGTCAGTATGAGACCATGTTCGAGGAAATTGATCGACTGTCAGAACACATGCGATACCTCAATATCAGGCCCGTGGGGACGCTTTCGAGGGTCATTGAGGTATCCACCATCGGTCAGGGCTCGGACATCGTTCAGGACGACGGAATGGGTCAGAGGCAGATCATTCCGGGTAAGCCCATCATCAAGTCCGATGACATGGTGAAGCGTCTTATGACCGACAACATGATTCTTCTGGAGCTTCTGACCGAGGCATCAGAAGAGGCCGGTGCTCAGAGATCCTATGCAACCGAAAATCTTCTACAAGACCTCATGGAGGCTCACGGTAAGTTTGTATGGATGCTGAGATCTACAGTCGAGAAGACGCCAAAACTTGCCGTTGAGGATTCCGAACAGACTCCAATCGTTGTACCCCAAGAGGTCCCACAACAACAATTACCACAATATTGATACTATAAAATGGAAAACTTAAAAATTAGATGCCGGATGTGTGGCACGGAACTGGAGGGTTCTCCTGGTAAAACAGTTTCGTGTGGATGTTCAAATATGGCAACGATTCGAGAAGATAAGATCTCGGCCCTCGATTTGTCGATGGTCGTTATGTTAAATTCTCATAATTGCAATAACAAAAACCGTGTACTGACCAATGAGGATATTATGTGGCAAGAGGCCAGGCGGCAACGTAAGGTTCGGAAGCTGGACTTTGAGATTCGTTGAGTATTGTGTTGATTTCCACACATACTTGACAACCTCGATTGCCACCCTATCATAATTAGTATTCTTTGGGGCGTCCTCATGGATAAACACACCTACGATAACTGGGCCAAAATAAAAGCAACCTTTGAGGCTTCTGGTAATACGAATAATATGTTCTATCGAAGAGCCTGTGAGATTATGAGGACCAAAAAAGATCCTCTTGCAAAATTCCTTGAGATGAAGAACGATGATGGAACCGTATGATAATGACTATGTGACAAAATCGGAAGTTAAGACGATGATTGATGATGCGATTCGTAAACACAATCGTAATGCCGCAATCATCAGCATGTGCGTTGGTTGGATCGTTCTCGCACTGTTTGCCGAAGGGCTTCTTAGACTCATTGGGGTTATTCCGCCACTATTTTCTTGGTTGAAGATTACTCTTAATTGATTATGGTACAGCTCATTAAATACTTATTGGATAATCGGGTGTCACTCTTTGTAATCTGTTATTTGTTGATTATGGTTCCCATCATCGGAATTATGGTCATTCATAATGATGAAGAGAAATGACGGTTTCAGAACTGTCACACTTGACACAGGGGTCCCGAACC